TACGGCGATCCGCTAAATGTCGCATCTCATACAGCCAAGCCTCAAAATCATCTGAATTATAAGGTTTGTTAACGAGCCTAAAGAGTGATCTTTGCCATGAAGTCGGGTACGACACCTCACGGCTCAAATACATATGCGAACAAAATTCAAATTTCTCACCAAAGCGGAATTCAACCACATCAGTGAGTTTAAAACCAACAGCTGCGTATTGGCGAATTAGGACCTCCGTCCCATTACGACTTGCTTCAACACAGTCGTCACCCATGGCAGCCATAGCGAACTCATTGGGAATGAATCCGGGTAAGGCTAAATCCTTGACTCGCGACAAAATAGCGCGCTTCACTGAATTACCATAAGCGGTTTTTCGGCCTCCTGAAACAGTTCGACCTGCACGATCGAACTGACAGACTCTACCATCAGATGTTGCAACGAGCGAACTCGCCTGACAAAAGTCGGCGTTTCGCATCATGTTTGCCCACAAAGGACTGGCGCGACGAACGAGAATCAGCACTTCCGTTTCAGCTCTGTCAAGCCAAAGAGGAATGCTAAAATCCCACATAGACACATCGTTTCCAGCCATAACTTCAGTTTTCTCGAAACAGGCTTTCACCCAGTCCCAAGTTTCTGTTATGCCAATCTGGCTATGTCCCATACCCGTCTTAACAAATGTCCTATAATGGTTGTTAATCATCACATCATTCGTTTTCTGACAAAGTACGCCGAAGGCGACTGATACCACCATTGATTCAGACATAACTGGACGCCATCGGCCTTCCAGTCGTTTCTTCTCATTATGCGGTTCGTTCTTAGTAAAATCACGAATCGGGTAGTACAATCCTTTCTCGAAATGTTCTACTGGGGTCATTTTCACAACCTCTTCGAACGGTACGTCGCGCCATCTCTTCAAAAGATCAACCACACACAACACGAAAGAAGTATAATCCTTCTCTATGACGCTGCGGTTATCCTTGTGAGAAACAGCAAATGGATAGCCCGGACCTCCCTTCCAGTTCATCGCTGGTCCCGATAAAAATCGTTCAACTTCACTGATCAAATAGAAATCCGTTGGTTCTTGATCAAAGGGAACCGATGGTAGGCTCATAGCCACTTCCATCACAACCTCCGCCAGCTGGTCGTCACTTGGTTCAAAGTAACGGCCATGTGCTGGCCCGCGAGACGCGTGAAGCGTCAAGCTGCTCATTTCTTCTCTTGCACCTCTGGGAGGCCAACAGTACCCTGAGGGACCGAAGACGCTCCAGATGGGCGCAAAAGAGTCAAGAGCTCTTTGGCAATCGAAGCAGAGTCCACAGGGGCCTCCGGTTCTTTCGCCTTTGATTTGGGTTTGGCAGGTTTGCGTCCAGTCACCTTTGCTTTCGCTTTGATGGCTTCCGCTAACTTCTCTTTGGCTTCCGCTAATTGAGCTGCCAACCTCTTCTTGGATTCTAGAGCCTCCTTGGACTCCCTCATCCGAATTTCCTTTTGACGGGCTATTTCGGCTGAGTATTCCTCCATTTGTTTCGACTCCCTCAAACGGAGCGCTTTCAACTCCGCCAGAGTTACCTCCTGGAGTCTGAGTGCTTCCGTTCGCTCTTTGGATAAAAGATCTAATACGGCTAATTGTTCCGCCTTCTTTTGTAGCAGGAGCAAAGGGCCGGATAGCGAAGAGGTATCCGATGAACGTAAGACCCCATCCTTCATCTGTGAGACGGATTGGGTCGGCAATTCGCCAAAGACACTGTTCTCGCCAGTTTGCACTGACGGCACTGGAATCATGGCTTCGGATGGAGCCTGTGAACTTGGTAACCCAGAGGTCCCCCTCTGGGTAACCCGAAAATCCTGCGTTGGATGCGCAAGTTCTTCTTTCCCTTTAGCTGGAATGGGGCTTGATCCTCTTTCATCTGAAACATCAGCATGTGGATCTAAAGAGATTCCAACTTGCTTCTTCTTCTCATAAGCAAGCTGTTTCCTCTCCTCGTATTTGTCCTCCGCGTCCTCTTTCCCAAGCCAGTAACGATCTTCCACAATATCATATTGACGTTCGTCATCATATTCTGAAATATCATCCTCCGGTTGTTCGTGAGTGGAGTCATCCTCTTGAGAAACCTCATTCTTGATTCGCAATGGGCTTGGATTGCCTTTAGTAGCAAAATTACCCAACGAATGTCCAACGTTCGTTCCAAGGACTGTATGGGCCCCACGGTGAACACCAACAATGTAATTG